GATAGAATGACCGCAAACTTGGGCGATACCGTAAACTTCGATTTACCACCCAGATTTACTACAACCAATTCATTGGTTGCGAACTTCCAGCCCGCTGACCAACGCGTTCAGCCTTTATCAGTTCGAAATCAGATTTCAACTTCTTATGCATTCAGTGACCAACAGTTCCTATTTAACGTTCGTGAATATATGGAACGCTTTGGTACCGCTGCAATGGCCGAAATGGGCGCTAAGATTGAAGCCAACGTTGCTTCAAACTGCGACTTCCAAATCGTGCCCGCTGCTGGTGCTAACGCTGCATTCTTCCAACCTGGCCCATTCCGATTCTTCGGAGATGGTGTCACCCCAATCAACACCTATAACCAGCTAGCCCAAGCCTTGGCCCTTTATAGGAACTTCGGCTCGGTTATGTATGATGTTAAGGGTTACCTATCCGATATCGCAGTCGCTCAGATTGTGGGCTCTGGATTAAACCAATTTGCTTTAGACCGAAACGATAAAGCTGCCCTTTCTTGGCAGGTTGGTGCGTTCTCTGGTTGCGAATGGTATCAATCAAATCTATTGCCGGTTCATATCGCTGGTAACATTGGACAACGAACAAACGGCTGGACAGGAGCCGGTGTCGTTACAATTTCAGCTATCGGCGCTCCTCTTGCTGATGGTTCGATTAACTCCATTACTGTTACTTCCGGTGGTGCTGTAGCTCTTGACCCTCTCGCAATCGTTCAGGGCGATAGACTTCAGTTCATCGACGGCGTGGCTAACCAGCCCAACATGCGCTACCTGACATTTATCGGACATACTGTCAGCTCCGTGCCTGTTCAAATCCAATCTACTGTAACAGCTGCTTCTAACGGCGCGGGCGCAGTGACCTTTACATTCTTCCCGCCCCTACAGGCAAATGCAGCATTCAACCAAAACATCAATAATGCTTTGGCTATCGGCATGCAGCTTCAAGTGGTGCCTAACTGTCGCGTAGGTATGATTAACGCCGGGAACTCATTGTATTTAGCAATGCCACAGTTACCGACCGAAACTCCTTACCCCACGGGTAATAGTATTGACCCTGATACGGGGGTGTCTTTAAGACAGTACTACGGAAGTCTCTTTGGCCAAAACGTAAGGGGTATGGTGCACGATGCTATTTGGGGTTCTGTGCAGGTCCCTGAGTACGGAATGGCTGTGTTGTTCCCGTTATAGAATCGACTTTTATTCCTTATAAGGTGGTGTCTAAATGTCGCCACCTTAATACCCAACTGATTAAAGGAGCCTAAAATGCCTACACCAAATATCCCCATAGTCAACCAAGGATTGCTTTACGTTAATAACATTCAGATGTCTGCCGGCGCATTAAACGCTGACAACTTAACGACTGCAACTCTTATTCTTCAGCCTGGCCAATGCCGAGACTCAACCGATACTAACGACATTGTCTTGTCGACTGCTACTACATTAAATCCCGTTGCTGCTAACATTGGTAAAGTTAACGGTACCGATGTCGGCGCAATCGCTATCGATACTATGTACGCTGTATATGTGATTGCAGACTCCACACAATATCGAACCACTGGAACTTTGCTTTCTACTAACTTTACGGCTCCAACATTGCCTTTTGGCTATGACATGTTTAGGCGCGTAGGCGCAATCTTTACAGCTCATGCCGCAGCTCGGTTTGTGTATTTCCATCAAAGAGGAAATGGTCCAGTCAGAGATTTGTGGTATGCGTATAACAACATATGCTTAAGCGCTGGCAATTCGACCACTTTAGTTTCATTTAATCTAACAGGTGCCGCTGGTAACGTTGCCAACCAAGTTCCTTTAACTGCTAGCAAAGCATATGTTTTTGCTCATTTAGTTGTTGGTGCTGGCGGTATTGGACATGCAATATTTTCAGCCGATGCAACAGTTACTGTCGCAAATGGTGGCGCAATTGCAGCAAATCCAGGAACTGGTGAAGTCATCCTTAGTTCTTGGACGAGCCAGAACGTGGATGCATCACTTGTTATTCCTTGCACGCCAAGCGCAGGACCTGTATTGCCCATGCAGTCTTTTTATGCAATTGATGCCAATGCTACCAGCGTTTCAGTATCAGTCCAAGGCTTCCAAGACTTGTTATAAGGTATGCGTAATGTACACCGTTCTGAAGCTCATCACGAATGCTTTTTATCTAAGCGGCATTGTTGCCCGTGAGTTTCAGACGGTTACAGGTGCACAGGCGCAAGATGGATTAGATATCCTAAATGACATTCTCGACGACACTGCCGTCGAGAATGACATGATTCCGTACTACACCCAGTATTTTATTAACTTATCTCCGGGCGTCTATTCTTACTTCATTCCGAATCTTATTAAAGCGGACACTTTGGTCTTCTTTATCAATGGCATTCGCTTCTCAACGACTGAAATGCAGCGCCGCCAATTCTTTGGCGTGGCTCGTGCCGATAACGTTCAATCTCTGCCATTCTCTTGGCACACGGAGCGCGTAGCAAATGGCGCGATGCTTTATCTTTACTTCCTGCCAGACCAAGGCTACCCGGTAGAAATATGGGGTCAATTCAAGCTTAATCAGGTTCAGATAAACCAGGACTTAGAGGCGTCTCAAGCGATAGCGGCCTTGGGAAATGTTCTTTATACGCCTCCTGGGACTATCCAGCCGGGAGATTTTACGATAAATGGTCTTAGTTTTGCTGGAACATTTACAAGCGCGAATGACTTGGTTAATAATCCTATGACAGGAATTAATCATTTCAATAATATTACAGACGTAACAGCCACCTTATCCAACAATTTTCTGATATTGACTTCCCCGAAATCGATAAACATAACCTCTGCCGGCTCTGGAAACTCAAATATTACCTTTTCAAACTTTTCGACTATTGGCGGAAACGTCCCCATCAATCCTCAGCAAAATACTTCTGGATATAACAGCCAAACGTTCAGCCTTGTCCAAATGGAGCGTTGGTACGTCAATTATCTTAAGTATTATTGTGCTAAGCGTTTCTGCATTGAATGGAACTATGATGTTCCCCAAAATGTCACATCAGAGTTAAGTAGGTTGCAGATGATGATAAGCAAGCGCTCGCAGCAACTGGATATGACGGCGCAGAAGATTTCTACGTTACAGAAAGATACTACGCTTAATTTTGGGTTCATCAACCTGTCCCATGGCTGGAGTATATGATGCATGGGTGGACATTAATTAATGCCTAAAGTCCAGGATTCACAAAGTTTGCCAGTTAACATAGTCGGGTCAAGTACCTTTGGAAGATATTCTCGCATCTCCACCGAAAAAACTTACAACATGATGATATCCACGACCGATAAAGAGCAGTGGCTTACCAACTTCGCAGGTTATCAGAAAGTTCTAGAAATCCTCGCCAATGGCGAAGGCCGCGGCATCTTCCGGAGTTTTCGTGGCGATTTCATGTTGGTAGTTATCAATGCTAACGTTTACCGAATTGCCCCAAATCTCGTAGCTACCCAAGTCGGAACCATCACGACAAACACCGGCGAAGTCTCGATGGATGAGAACTTGAGTTCTCAAATCGCAATATGCGACGGACAGAATGTTTATATTTATAACTGGGCAACTGCTCCCAATATCATCACTCAGCAAAATTTAATGGGGCAAGTTCCAAGTTTCGTTTCTTTCCATAACTCGTTTTTTAATATTGGAAGTGCAATTACAAGCCCTAACCCTCAGCAATGGACTTCATGGTCGTTTTTAGCTCCAACAACGATTCAATTAACTTCAACACAAGCAATCCAAACGAAACCAGACATCGCACTTGCCGCAGTTCGAATCCCAGGACAGGCAGCAAACGTTTTAGTTATAGGGCAAGCAGTCTGCGAAGTCTTCACGGGCATTACATCAATAGTTCAAGGTTCAGCCCTTCAAAACTATCGTCGCGTTAACACAATCAGTGTCGACTATGGTTGCGTCTCGGTTTCAACTATTGATAGTTCAGATAATTACATTGCATGGCTTGCGGTGAATGAAAAAAACGTGCCTGTAATCATGGTTTATACGGGACAGGGCGGTCAGCCTATATCATCCGATGGTAT